CAGTTAACCCGATAGCCTTGTCTATACCCCTAGCAATGTCAGCCTTCTCTTGCTTTAACATTTTAGCAAGATCTTTAGGCTTAACCTTTACCGATAGGGTGAGGCTCATCTAGTTAAACGCCCGAATGAAACAATATTCTTCTCGTCATCGTCTATGGTGCCGCTATTGTCATCGTCGTACTCAACGCCGTCATTAAATACTGCAACCAGCTCTTCTTCATACCGATTCTTATAGAAGTCGATCATGTTCAGAAAGCGGTCATCTTGTACCCAGTTAGTTAACTGAGGGAGGGCGTACTTCCACAACACTAGATATGAGTTGCAATAAGTCCACTGGGAGTCCGTCAGGTAGGCTGGGTTCATTTCCCCCGCGATACCCTTCTTGTACCACCACTGGTTTCTAATCGTGCGCTCTAGGTCTGCTTGTGCCTTTGCGTGCTCAGTTGAAAACGAAGTTATGCCAAACGTAAGAATGTCAGGAACAAGTGCAACTAAGTCTGAGTCGTTTGAGAATGCCATCTACCATTTCACCTTGTCAGCCCAATACGCGGCTGATGCTGTTTTGTCTTTCCGACCTCTGGCTATGTCCTTGGCGAATCTCGCTTTGAACGACCTGCGTTTGGCTTTGTCTGCCTCACTCTCATTTTTTCTTGGTGGTTTATTATCAGCGCCTTGTTGCCCGAACCGAATCAGCCGAACCTTCTCACCCTCTTTAGCCAATACTGCGTGACTCTTGCTTGGGTGGCTGCTGGTGCGCTTGGGCTTGTTATAACCCTCGAACCTTTCGCCTCGGTAAGTAATTGCCATATAACCCTCAAAAAAACAGTCAGCCCCGCCGAAACGGGGCCAACCAAACCGCCTTAAAGGGCAGCGTCGAAGAACATCTCTACACCGTAGGTGTCGTCTAACTCACCAACACCATAAATGGCGGTAGCGTTTAGCTCGAATGCTCTTAGTGATGCGTCACGCTGTGTCTCAATCTGAAAGTCACGCTTCATAGCAATTGCTAGTGCTTCTCTTGAGAATACTGCGCCTTTGGCATCGTCGTTACCGTCGATAACAATGTTGGCAGACTCGTAGATGTCAACGCCAGCAATTGTTCCAACGTAAGAGTTAGCCATTGCAGTGTTTTGCGCGTCACCACCATTTGGGTTAGCAAACGTATTGGTCAGGTTTGCTTTCAACTGGTAAGCGTGGAACGGGTGCACGACAGCGAAAATATCGCCTTGCGCCTTCGCATTACGCAGAGTTGCAGCAGCCTTGAACACGTCAGCAACAGTGATCTCTTGGGCAGCAGCGCCAATAGAAGTGCTGAAGCCGTCGAACAATGCCAACAGGTCAACGTCCATCTTAGTAGCAATTGCGTTACCAAGAACGGTTCCAAGTTCTTGTGCTGGGTTACCTGAACCCATAGCAGCAAGGTCAGTCAACACTACTTGTGCGCCAACCTCAGCAACTGTGATGTCCACAGAAGAAGTTGAAACAGTTGTGCTGGTCATGTCGGTGCCTTCAGTCAAAGCAGCAGCAGTGATTGCTGGGTACTTAGGAACCTGAATAACTTTGCCTTCGTTTCCTGCGATGTCGTAGCGTGTAACAAGGCCAAGCATCAATGACTCTTCCTCAGCGGTAAAGCGAGCCTGAGCAATGATATTGGCAAATAGATCGTCTAGGGTTGTACTGGTTGTAGCAGCCATTGTTTTATACCTTAATCAAAAAATTGGTTATTTAGTCTTCTTCTGCAATGCGCGGTAGGCTTCTCGCCCTCCGGTATTCCAGTTTTCGACCATATCAACCACAGATTGAGGCTTCTGTGTGGAGCCGCCAGCGTTGCCTAATGTCCCAGCACCCGATGGGGTGGCCCTGACAAAATGAGGGTTAGCCGTTAGAAAATCACCTACCACTTCATCAACTGAGAGTGGGTCGGCCTTTTCGTTGTATCTCACTGTCCCGTTGCTATCTAAAACCTCAACCGAACCATCGTCGGCAAGTTTCAAACTGCTACGCAACAACTGAGCCACTTGATTAGGTTCAACCGCGTTGTACTTGCTAGCTGCTGATAAAAGCGACCCATCTATGAGGGTACTTTCAAGCCGCTGCTTGTACTGCGATATTTCCATATCCTTCTTTTCAACAGTCTGCTTCAGTATTGACTCGAACTCGCCTTTTTCTTTTTGGCGTTCTATGGTCGCCTGTTCACGCTCAAGCATGAGTTGACGAGCTTCTTCTAAGTCAATGCCTTCTAGCTTCTTGTCCAGTTTGCGCTTTTCGCGTTGTACACGGTCAGCAACAATTCGGTCAAGTTCTTCTTGTGAAAAGGTCTTCACTTCCTGAGTGGTATTTTCGGTGGCCTCAGTGTCCACGCTTTCAGCCATGATTTCGTCGCTCATGTAACGCACCTCTTTCGAGTTGGGGGGATTATAGCAGCTTCACAGAGAAGTCAACCGTTATTTTTTCTTTCGCTTATTCTTCTTCTTGCTGATCTGTTTCAGGCTCTTGCCGTACTTGCTTGGGTTCATCTTTGGCATTTTTCTTACCTCTGGTCTTCTTAGGGAGCGGGAGCAGTTCATCAACCATCGTGTATAGATTGTCAAAGTCTGCCGCTTCTTCTTCAGGTGCCGCATCAGCCAGTGGGCCAAGTAGCTCACGAATTGCTGGCGGTATTGGTCGTCTGGCGCATAGGTTTCTAGCGCGATCTAATTCTTTGCTCATATCTAGCCCTCAACTTTAGGTAGCCATTGGTGGCGGCAGTTATACCCGCCCCTCACTATGAAAGGGTCACCAGCAGCCTTACCCGCCCATGACCCCGCCCATATTTCGTTTATCTCTTGAGTCGTATAGGTCTTGCCAACGTGCTCACGGCAGAACTCTCTACTGTCGTTGATTAGGTCGCCGTAGTACTCAAAGCGGTCAATACCAAGGTCTAATGCTGTTTTAGCCGTGACAGAAGCCGAATACTGATTGAGCGAATCTGTTGCCATCTGTGTCGCATAGCGCCGCATATTATTGCCCAGCCGATCAGCAGAGTAGACAGAATGCAGTCTTTCAACCGCTTCCTGTTGCGCGGCTCCAACGCTTCCCTGAGCCACTTCAACCAATTGCCTAATTTCTTCTTGATCGCTTGCTTGATAGATTCCATTAATGTCACCCCTCAATTCTTTAATAAGATCAGCCTTTGTTCTACCTGTCAGTGCGGCTTGATATACGCCCGTAGAGAGCACATCTAGCTGCTGTACGGCTATCGCTTCAAAACCTTGGAAAGACAGCGTTTGCAGCGCCGATATAGCCTCTGGCGCTATGCCTGTAAACTTGCCGTAGGTGTTCAGCATCTTCAATTGATCGGCTGCCACCCCCGCATAATCAGAAACTACGCTTTGCACTGCCGTTAAATACTCAGCTTCCATGATTGAGCGCAGTTCGGTTCTAGCAGCAATTGACCACTCAAGGTCAAACATTTTCCCTGCCTTATCTGGCGCGGTCTGAATGTAACCAGCAATCCTGTCTTCCATAGACTGTAAAGCACCAGCCAACTGCCGCTGATGATTGTCTGCCTGTCGCTCTAGCAGTTCCGCGTATAGATCGGCAGCAGCCATTTCTAGCCCTCACCCTCTACGGCGAATTGACCAAGTGTAGTTGTGCCTTGCTCTATTTCTAGGTGTGACTGTGCCAGCTTCTCATCATCCAACACTAGGTCGGCAATCTGCTTATCTACCTCTTGAGATAATGTAACTGAGCGAACACCTGAAGCTTTCATCTGCTGTAAGAACATCAATTCTTTGTCGTAATCACGAAGGTCGAATGAGTCAGGGTAGAACACCTCAACATCTGGGGTAACGTCTTGCCAGTTACAAAATAGCGTCCACATCTGCTCCTCTGCTAACTCAAGCAGGTCGGCTTTCTCTGACAGCTTGGCGTTGAGCATTTGGAACTCAGTTTGCATAGCCACGCCAGACATAGTTATTGCTTCAGTGCCACGGACTGCGCCCATGTGAGCCATGCGGTTGATTGCCTGAACCTTGTCTTTGATGCTTTCGCGTATTGAGTCTATGTTCTGGCCTGATGGCTGTAGCAAGTAGGGTTGCACCTTGCCGTCCATATCATCAGACACGTTGATGACCGAACCCGCCCCCGCACTTGCGTCAGTGTCATAGGTTTTAACTAGGGAGGGGTGGTTACTTATGCGAATCAACTGCTCTATTTCAGACAGTTCTGCGTAGATCGCCTTTTGCATGTAGCTTATGTCTGCAAGGTCTGATATGCCAATGCCTCGACTAACGCCACGCGCAGCCGGTAGGTATACCGCCGGAATCTTACCTAGTGGGTTGACCATCTCATCTAGCTTGCTTTCTTTGTCGCCGTCAGACTTCCAGAACTCAATGCGGTCTTTGTACCAAAGCCGGAAATAACTCACTTTGGTTGTAGCGTCTTCACGGTCTACTGACTCGCGCAGTTTCAGGTAAGTTAGTTCAAAACGGCCTGATGGTGTGCGCTCCCACTTCCAGTCAAATACATTCTCTGGGGTAAACAGTGAAACGTATGGCCTGATTTCTTGGTCTAGTTCTTCTGCTCTGGTCGTGGCATTAGACTCTGGCTTGTCTACAACTATCCACACATTGCCATACACGCTCGACCACACCTGTGCTTGCTTCATAAAGCTATTGAGGCTCATACCGTCTAGGTCTGCGTCATCAATGAACTGCTCAAGAGCAGGATTACCAGCCAGTGAGTTGTATACACGAACAGGTGGGGTGCGCCATAGAAACGAACTGTAGATGTGAACCACGTTCTTGCAGTGGTTATCTAGCGGGGTCAGGGCTATGCGTCTGGCGTATTCATTTTCTGACTCGTTCAAGTATTCGGTCAGGTAACTGCCGTCTTGATACTCTTGACCGCCGATGTATGAGCGGAGGTAAAACTCCCAGCGGTTCTCGTTGTTATCATAGTCAACGTGTTGGTATTCGATATTCGTGCTCATCAACTCCACCTCTGTGGTTGGGTAATTTGGTTCTGTTTTCTAATTGGGTACAGGTATTCCACCAAGTAGCCCAGAGCGTCATTCATGTGATCGAAGCCGTCATCTTTATTCGGCTGGCTTGTTCCGGTCTTATAGGTTTGCCGCTCCAGTGAAGCGATAGTCTGCTTGCAGCTAGGGTCAACGTATAACGCCCTCACTCCCGTTGTAGAGCAAAGGCGGCTGTTTACTGCGTTAATTCTGTCACGAATGGCTGGGTGTGAGTTCCGCACCTTAATCGTAAACCCTGCGTTTTGCAGTATAGAAAGGTCAGTGCGCCCTCCCGCACTTGTCTTTCGCTGCTTACTTGCTGGGTCTGGGTATACAGTGATGCGCCGATTTGGATACCGCTGCTTGATTTCGTCTGCCATCTCATCAGTATTTGAGCCGTACATGACTATCTCATCAACTGCGCTTAATACCTGCCCTTCTCTGACGCATACAACGGCGCTCATGGGGTCTAAGTTGAAGTCCATACCAATATGTAGGTCATCACTTAAAACGCCTCTACGCACGCTCTCCTCGCGATTAAACGCATAGTAGATGATGCCGCTGTAGTTAACAAACTTGGCCTCATACTCTTGTTGAAATGTGCGCTCATCAAGATCAGCCTTCGCAGCCTCAATTTCTTCAGCGTCAACATTGCCGCCCTCGATGGTGGTGTACTGGAAAGACTCCCAGCCATCCTCACCATCAACGCCCCTAGTCCACACGTCATAAAAGTGGTTGCGGCCTTTCGGGGTTCCAATAAACACCGCCGACCCTTTGCGGTCAGATAGCGATGGCCTCAATACTTCAAACCATGCTTCTGGGCGCATATCAGCGAACTCATCTAGCACGACAAAGTCCAGCGCCCTCCCTCTCAAGTTATCAGGCTTCTCTGCCCCTTTAAGTGAGATAGTTGAGCCATTGCGTAACAGTAGGCTCAGTGCGCTTTCGTTCTTCTTGGTTATGTATCCAGCGGGGAGTGCATCGTTTAGCATATCCCAGGCTATCTCTTTTGCCGCTTTGTAAGTCGGCGCTACATACCAGCAATTCCGATTCTTGCCGCCTAGCGCCGCCCTCAACAGTTCATGAGTTGACAGGAACGTCTTACCGAACCGTCTACCAGCAACCACCGCCCTGAAGCGTGAATCACTGAAGAAGATGTCATCTTGTGGCTTAGTTAGCCTCACTCGCCCGCTCTATAACTATAGGTGGGAGGTCTTGCGCCTCTGGCTCTATGTGATCGGTCTGGCCCAACCAGTTCTTACCTAGCCATACAAGCATAGTTGTATTGCCGTCCATTGCAGCAGTGTATTGCTTGCGGCGTAGGCTCATTTTACCGTTGCTGGCCTTTTGTTTGAAATAATCCGAAAAACCCACCCCCTGCTCGCGTTTACAGGCAGTGTTGAGTGTGTCGTAATCTACACCCAGAACAGCAGCTTGCTCCTCACCCGTGCAGTGTATAGCACACATTTTGTCTACCTGATCCCAATCTATATTTTTCAAAGGCCTTGCCATTATCCAATATACTTAAAAGAAAATGTTTTTGTTCGTAATCTAAAACCACCTTTTCTGCTCATACTTCCGCTAGGATTTACTTGAGCGGAATGGGTGTTGGTTGAAACCGCAGCCAATTTCCACTTTTCGTCTTTATTCATTGAATTGAACACTGGCAAGCTGCTGAATTTGCCCATTACTACATAGCCTTGCTCGGACATAAATTTTGCAGTCGCATTTATGACCTTGATCCCCAAACCAAAACCCACATAATCTGGGTGAATTACTGTCCTGTTAAAGTGCATTATTTTCTTTGTACCTTTCCTATGAGGCACATAATTGGCAAAACATTGAAATCCAATCTGTTCGCCATTCAAATAAACCCCAAAAGTCTCAATATGCCCACCCGGCATTTTTTCACTTAAATAATGATACTTGCTATAACTTGACCATTGCTTCCTTGAGCAAGGCGCAATGTCGAAGCATAAGGTTTCAGTTCTTTTGTAGTCTTGCCGAAGCGACCTCCGGTTAGAATAAGATTCATCATTACAGTCAATGACCCAATCAGGGTTTAACCATTCAAATATATCGTAATGACACGACACCAAAACGATTCTTTTTCCCAATTTTCTGGCGTATTTCTGAACACAATGCGCCATAACCTTAGCTACATTCCTGTCAACCACGGAAGTAAATTCATCTATTACCACTGTTTCAACGTCAGCGCAAAGCTGCAAAGCCGCTTCCGCTCTGGCTTTTTGCCCATTCGACAAAGCTCCAGCCGGTTTAACCCAACAAGGCACTTGAGATAAACCGATACCAGTTAATGCTTTGACTGTGTCTTCATAACTCA